TTGTAACTTTTAAGACTTTCGGTTATGTATGTTTTTAGGCTTTTCATTGCGTTATTCCTGTATTATGTATTTATCATTGTTCGTTTGTTTTGCTAGCCAACATCTTTAACAGTTCGTTGCGGTCTAGTGCCTTACCTTCACCAACAGGAGTGTTTTCTATCTCTTCGGCTTTACTAGCTAATTTCTGATCCAACTGTGCTTTTTTAAGCTGTAAATCAATCATTTTTAACTTCTTATTAAGTTTTGCTGTTTTAGCTGTGATAGCATGTCCAAGCATATTACTTGCCACACTAAAGATTTCACTACTGAATCTGCTATCTACTTGCATACCCAAATCACTTAGATCCTTAAAACTATCTACTGCCATTTGTGCTAATTCATCTAGTTCCCCGTCACTGATATCAAGTCCGCGGACTTGAGGTAATGCATGGTCAATCTTCTCTAACGCACTTAGTGCATCAGTGGTTATTTCACTTGCATTTTCTGGAATAGGAATATGCAAGCTGTCAATTTCATCTTGCGGAAGTTCAAACAATTCTTGTAATTTTTTCGTCATACAAGTATTTAGTTACTTGTTTCGCCCATTGTAGAAAAGGTCATCCTCGGTTATAACTCTAAAGGTATATCCATGATGTTTACAATAGGCCATTGCAGCCTTCCACTTAGCATGATTAATTGCTACTACCATTCTATCTTTAGCGTTAGCAACTTTACTTTCTATAATACTTTGTTTTTTAGGTTTAATCTCAACAATTTCAGCAATATTCTTACCGTGTTTGTTTTGATAAACAACAAAAAAATCAGGTATATAATTCTTAGGTTGTCCAGTAAATGGATTACGATAGGGTACACTTATTGCTTCACTAGCCCAATACAATACATTGTTGTTACTGTCACAGAAATTCATAAATGTAAGTTCCCAACCACTACGATATCTAGGAATATGTTTCCCTATATATTTTTGAGCATTCTTGGGAGTGAATGTACCTTGAGCAAACTTTGCCATGATTATTGCACAATATTACGTGCGACTGGTTGTGTTGGTTGAGGTATTGTACTTACACCATACAAACTTGTTTTAGATTTAAAACTGTTTAGATAGTATGATATAACTTGATTCATTTGTAGTTTATTAGTACCTTGAATTTGTCCTAACAAATCTAATACAGGAATACCTGTCTCTTGTGCTATTTTAAATAAAAATGCAGTAAAGTTGCCTGCAATTGCTCTTGTACCGCATACTGATTTAAAGTATCCATTAACAATATCATATTCATTACTGTTTACTATCATATTAAATGAATAGAAATCGTCAAATATCTTAACTGTCAAATCAGTTGATGATCGGTTATCTATAATTCGTGCCATGAGTTATCCTCCTGTACTATTTATATTCGGAGGAACTACGTTTCTACCTTTTGGAGTTTGATTAGGATTTGGGGTAGAACCATATATAAGAGTATTAAACAATACATTTCTTCCGGTATTGTTTATTGGATTCATAATAGCATTGGTAATACCAGTAGTTACTTCACTTCTAATTGCCTGTTTCAAATTCATATTTTTAAGAGTGTTATATGTAGCACCTGCTTTTTGTATTGCACCCAAAACGTTTGTGGTTTCACCGGACAAATCATTAATAACTCCATTAACACCATCCACTAGTCCACCTTGTCCTAGAATACTAGCTTGACTTCCTGGTCTTGTGATAGGACTAGGTGCCCTATCATAATTAGCATCTAAGCCAAATCCTGCTACAATGTTACTAGGTTCTTTGCCACTGATAGCACCTTGAAAATATTTTACAGTTTCATAATCCAATGTCATTACATTTGACATAGTGCCATTTCCCTGTGCGTAATCATATGTATCATGTGCAAATCTATTAATGATAGGATTAATTAAAGTATAAGCTACATAATTATGTTGATTGAAACCAAATATTGTAATATTTTTAAAGAATGGAATTTTAGTTTGACCAGTGCTGGCTTCAGTATATCCATTAACAGTTGTAGGTGTTTCTCCTATATATCCCCAATTTGTATCACCGGTGATAGATTGTGAATAAATGTTTCTTGTGTTATAATTTGCATTATTAGGACTATTAGTACTACCGTTACCTGTCTGTTGTGCTTGACGTCCTGATACTGATGCTACTGGAATACTTGCATCTTTATAATAATAGGTGTAGTAATTATACCACATGTTACGAATTGCACCGCCGGCTGTAGGATCTCTTGATGACCCACCATTATCATCATGGAAGGTAATATCAATTGGGTCATATTTTATTTTAGTTTGCACAATACGTTTACGATTGTATTGATTCATCGTGTGTGTATCAAATGAATAACTCGGAAGTTTAACAGATTTAACTGCTAGACCAAAATTAACACCCTGCGGTAATCCTACTGCATATGCACTTTGATTGATTTCAAAATACACATGGAATAAGAATTTAAACTTAGGTGCATATTGATATGCATTGGGTCTGAATGTTTTACTAGCGTGAGTATAATCACGCAGGTAGTCGTTGCCGAAGAATCCTCCGGCAGCGTCTGTTAGTAAGTTTTGAAAGAATCCAGACATTTAATATATTAAAATATATTAAGTTGTAGAACCAATACCTGTAGTTGATTGACCGCCAAACGCACGACCTACGCTTGTACCAACACCAGAAGCTAATGGTGATTGAACTGCGTTATCAAAGCGAATTGCCATCTGTATAGTTACTACTTCATTTGAACTGTATGCTAAATTGTTATAGTTAGCACCTTGCAAGAAACAACCATATACTTCCCATGTTTCTAATACGACAGGAGCAGCTGTACCGTTACCACCGTCTAAGATTTCAATGTTTGTTTGGAACTTATAATCTTGACCAGTAGCCGCAGATGCTTGTTCAACAAAGTCCATTTGTTTCTGTAATTGTTGACCAACTAACGCAGAAACACTACCTGTTGCGTCATCTCTAACGTTAATTGTCATAGGTTGCCATTCATGACGACCTGCCAAATACATAGTAGAGTTATAAACCGGTATAGTAATTTCACCAAAACTAACTGATGGACGTGTTACGTCAATAACCTGTTTAGTTAATTCATTTGTAGATGCACTCGTACCAAAGTTAAGAAAATTAACTCTAAAACGATATTGTAGTTTGGGCATTAGTAAGCCCTGATTTCCGCCGGCGTTGTCTGACGCTACGGTCATGTTAAACAATGATTGTGAGGCTATTGCCATTTTTTTCTCCTGTTATTAATATTTATCTATTTAAATAGATACCCCTTTCGGGGTATCATATTTTATTATTGTCCACCAAGCTCGCCTGTGTTCAATATACGAACCGGGATATAGATGAATTCAGCTGCCTTAACAGGTTCAACTGCAACGTCAATCCACAATTCATTTCTATCGATTCTTGCTGGAGTATTGTTACTTTCGTCACAAACTACAAGATAATCATATAGACCTCGTTTTGCAACTAAATCAACCATCAATGTTTGTACAACACCTGCGATTTGATTGCGTGTTAATGCATCGTTGGGTTCAAATACAAACGGTCTTGCTGCCAATGTTAGTTGTCTACGAATATAAGCAACTAAACGAGCAACGTTAACTCTATCTAATGCACTTGCACTATTAAAGCTAGTCTTGTTACCGTAATTCAATAAGCCAACACCAGTAAAGAATACTAATGGATTGATGAAGTTAATATACAATACATCACGTATACCTAAACGTGTCTTGATTGGCTGGAACTCACCAGTAGTCGCATCAACATAACCAATGCTTAGTGCATTATCGATTGTACCACGACGAGTACCTGCTGCCGCTAACCAAGGATAGCTAATAGTATCATTACGTAAGAATGTACGCAACATCATATATGATGGGGGTACAGCTACTTGATTACCTTGCAAGTCAGTTGCCAATCCACTTGGATAGAATAGACCCATATACGTATCACGATTTACCAGACCATCTTCACCTGTACTTGCTGCACCGGCATCATTATTAGCCCATGCTTGAATTGCAGTAGCATCATCAGGTAATCTCATTGGTGTATCACCTAGAATATAACCAGTTTGGCCACGATCATTATTCAATGTAATCATGCCAGGTTGTAGTTCTGGATAGTTAGGTGTTGCAAGCAAGTTGAAGAAATTATCTTCATCTCGTATTGCTGTATTAGTAGCAATTGCCGCATTTAATGATTGAACAACCATTGCACGTTGTGCTTTACGACCCATATAAGGAGCACCATTTGTTTGATTACCACTTACTGTCACCCAAGTATCAGTATATGTAGGTAATGTTTCATCTGGAAAATCTGTACTATTGAAATAGTCTGATCTGTACTGTTTTACATTGTAACCATTACGGCGTGTGTTGAATAACAACATACCAGATGGATATAGTGCTGGATTAGGAGCATCTAAATCAAGATTATTACTAGTTAATAAACTAGTGATAGTTGGGATAGGATCATCTACTGGACTAATAGTATCCTGATCACTTGACCATCGTGCATCAGCAAATACTACACCTGTGCTACTTGTTTGGTCTGTGTTGTTTATTAATACCCACTGATCGGTACCACTAACACTTTCCCAACGACTGATTACTGGGTAGTTTTCTAAATCACTGGTATCAATCCATATATCACCATATTCTAATACAGTGCCATCACTTTGTACTGACGGTGAAGTAGCACTAATTAATGGTCCGTTAGGGTCAGTGTCTATACCGGTATATGTAGGTAAAGGGAATCCACTACTATCATAATTGCGGTTACCATAACCATACCATGCACCAGAATAATTAACCATAATATCAACTTGGTCAACTACACTGTAGAACCAATTTGTATCATTAGCAGGAGCTACATTTGGTTCACCTTCATTAGCAATATATGTAAATTCTACCCAGTTACTTAATTGTGTAGCAAAGTGTGATGGTGGTGTACCTGATATATATGTACATGATGTTGCTGCTCCAGCAGATACTGATGTTATTTCAACAATCAAGTCATTTGCAGGAGTAGCACCGCCTAAACTAGTACCTAATATAGTAACAGTATCACCTACTGCATAACCACTTCCGCCACCTTGCACACCGTCACCTCTTAGCACATAGTTAACAGATGTTGCAATATTAATATTAAATGTAGCACCTGTTCCGACACCTGAAGTGGATCCTTGTGCTAATGCAGTGAATGCAGGTGTAGTTGAAGAACCGTATTTTACACCAGTTGTTGTACCTTCTACAAATCCGGCTTCTGCTACTAAACCATTAGATACATTGACATCTACAAATGTACTATTTACAAAATCACTTAATATAATTTCGCCACCTTCAGTATGTGTTAATTGTATAGCACCATCAGTTGTTACACTAGCTGTAGTGTAAAGTATACCAGCTGCTGCCCATGCTGTTACAAAATCTGTAGCGTCTGTGTTGTCTGCTAACGTAAAATTATAAGCAGAACTTAATGTGGAACTTCCGGGTATTGATACATACACATTCATATAATATGGACCAGCTGTAAAGTCAGGAGCTGTATTGGAACCAGTAACTACAGTTGGACCAGTTGCAATTCGTTCCCACATGTAAAAAGGCGCAGTACTTGCTGGATTTGTTCCAGTAAGATTAAATGCATATTGTCCATATATTGTACCAGCTGGAATAGCTTGTCCACCAGTAGCATCTAAATTATTACTTGCTACCCAATCACTTGTTGCCAATGATACATTTTTAGCTTGAAATGATTGTGTTGTACCATTAAATACTGACAACACTGGATTTAATCCAGTGCCAGCTGAACCAACCTTTAACCATACTGAACCGGTTGGTCTAGGTGTTGATTGATTGCTTCCCCATAATGGCATTTGAGCACTTGTACCATATGCTGTTACAGGTTGATTATATGTTCCTGCTGTAATACCTATATCAGTAAGTACCGTTCCAGTACCAGCAGCAATAACAAGTCCCGGTGTACCAGAA